ACATGAAGTGGTAGCGTTTTGGGAAACTACGTTAGTTCTGGCTTTCCTTTGGTTGACTTGGACTTTGTTCAAAGCATCCTATGGTTGGTTCCTTTGTTTTAAACGAGAGGCCGATGCGCTTGCGAAACGTGTTCGTGAAGTTCATAGAATGGTCTTCACGACGTACGACCTTAAACCCAGTGAGTGTGCCGGGGAGAGTGTCTACATTTGTAAGCGTATTACGGAAACAGGAGACGTTCACGAAGTAGTCGTGAATGGGAAGTTGCATTATCTCAATGCGCGTCGTAATGACGACGTTCGTGTTGATGAGATGGCACTTCCCGGTAGTACCCTGTATCCGAGCACTTCGCGGCCGGTGGGAGCCATTTTAGCCTCTACTGAAGGCACAGCACTCACAGTGATTGGGTGCTTCTTCAGAATGGGCGATAAATTGGTGACGGCTAAACACGTCGCCAACGCTGTAGCGGGGGGTGTTGCGCGCATCTATCTCACAGGAGTTAGAGAGACGCGGAAACAGAATTTTGTTGTCGATCTCGCCGGAGTGCTGCAAATACCCAATGGGATTTTCAGCATTGACGAGAATCTGGCACCCTCAGATTATGACGTTTTCATCACTAAATTGAGTGATGCGACCTGGGCTAAGATCAAGGTCGGTCAAATTTCGGCTAAGCGTGACTCCCATTATGCCATGCCCGTAAGTGCGGTGGGGTTCGTCAATGAGTTGTTCATGACGAGCGCCGGTAAAACGCTTATGGATTCGGGCATGGAAGAGTTGTGGCATACAGCCACCACGCACAATGGATTCTCTGGTAGTCCTCTTTTTAGCGGTAGTGGAGTTGTCGGTATGCATGTTTCAGCAGCCGGCGACAAAAATATCGCAATTAGAATTGAAGTCATCAAAATGTTGTTGGCTCGTACTAATGAATCAAGCACTTCGGACGAGGAGAAAGTCGAACACGATTTTAAATTTCGTGGGCGTTCTCACAAGCTGAAGGAGCTTTTCCATGGTGATCTGTATGGTTTTATTGATAAGGGTGGGCGCGTCGACATTGGGTGGACGCGTGCTGACGTTGACGAACTTTTGGATAAGTATTACAACGGCACCGACAAGGAAGAATACCTTGCCGCCATGTTGCTCGATCCGAACTCGGACTTGTTGAGTAATAAGAGCTACCGTAGACTCTCGCGGTACCTGGATGAGAATGCGGTTGTGGGTAATGATCCCCTGCTGCCGGATTCCCAAACGGATGCCGTTGAGATCTTTCCTGGAGTTCTTAAGTTTCCCAACAAGGAACGGGTTCATTGCAACGCAAGCCATAAGCCAAATCCCGAGGTTGTTGAGTATATAGATACTCACCTTGAGGAGTTGACTAAAATGGGTTATGATGCGGAGAAGTTTACTTTTCCAGTGATCACGCCTGAGTTAGAGGCGCATTCAGTGGTTAAGCATCTTCAGATGTACCATGAACGTTGCTTGACGGTCAGCGAGCCTATGCCGGACGAAATGAATCGAGCCGTCCGGTTGACCGCTGAGATGATGAAACACAACAAGTTTGAGCCAGATATTGGATGGCGCAGCTTGGAGAATGTGAAACGCATCATTAATTCTTCAGCAATAAAGGATGGCAAGAGTCCAGGCCATCCCTACCAGTCTGCTGGTCTCCCTGTTATAGAACAGGTCCTCAAGAAATACACAGTTGAGGGGTTCGCGGAGGTGGTTCTCCGAGATTGGGACGAGCCCGTGGTAGAAGTGAAGACTTTCGTCAAAAATGAGGCCATGAAGAAAGCCAAGATTGAGAAGGGAATGCCGCGAATAGTCGCCGGCATGCCTTTGCATAAGACGGTCAAGAACAATGCTGTTTTTGGTCCGTTGGCTGAGAACATGGTCGCTGAATGGAAGAACTCACCGGTTAAGTACGCGTTCAACCCGCAGCGCGCCGGTGACATCGCACATTTGGCCAACGTCTTTAAGAGACGACGCGTCCATGAGAGTGATAAACCCCAGTGGGATTATAGTTATTTTCTCTACATAGCCGATGGGGTTAACCGTGTCGTTAAAGAGTTGGCTGTCCGCCCCGACGGGATGTCGGAGGAGGACTTCGTTGAGTTTTTGGCTGACGTGGACAGTTGTTTTCGTGAAGTTTTTCACGATGCTGTCTATCGTTGTACCAATGGCAACGTCTTCCGTGCCATAATGGATGGCATTATGAAGAGTGGTTGGTTCTTTACCATTGGAGGTAATTCAATGGGACAGATCCTACTACATGTTCTAGCTCTGATTCGGTGCGGATGTAGCGATGAAGAGATTCTTTCGCCTAGTTTTGCGATTGTCGCTGGGGGTGATGACGTCTTGCAGACGTTTCCCGACGACTTTGACGTGCAGAGTTACTGGGATAACCTTCAAACATTGGGTTTTAAGGTCGAGGAACGTAAAGTCCACGATTCTTTTGACCAATGTGAGTTCTTTTCAAATAAGTTTGAACTCGTTGATGGCCAGTGGACTTATAAACCAGTTCGGTTTACTAAGCACATCGCACATCTTTCGGTGGTTAAGACCGCGGATTTAGCCGGGGCCTTAGCCTCCCACATGTTGAATCATGTTTGGGATACGAAGAAGTTTTTGTTTTTTGATAATATGTTCAAACACTTCAGAGCGAAGTTTCCTTGTCAATTCCCCCTAGCCTACTACAAGACTCGTAACCAGTTGCGTTACAAGGTCTTGGGTCTCGAAGCGAGTTGCTAGGATTCTAAATCGACCTTAATATGTCGCTAAACTGTTATGTTAGGATAGTACTTGTTCTGTGGTGGTTGG